CCACCAAAGCCCATACTTCCCAACTTCGACAACGGGATAACCGCTTCGGGGCCGTTGCCTTCACCAATCATTGCAATAGTCGGACTTGTGACTATGCCGCCTTCGGCTAATCGAGGCAGGCTTACATCAGGAATAGTGCCAAAATTGACCCAAGGCCCGGCGGCTTTGTCAATGCCGTCAAGAATAATATTTAAACCTTTAATGGCAAAGTTTAAACCTTTTTCCATTGCGGATATAACAGCGTTAATGACACCTTTAAAAGCGCCACCAATACCGTCAAATATTGCCTTGCCCAAATTTGCTAGTTCAGCAAACCCTGTTTTGACAGCACCAAAAACAAATTGGACAACACCCCACCAGGCCATAAAACCTGTTTTAAGTCCGTCTACCGCTTTGCCAAATATGTCAAATTTGGCTTGTAAAAGAACTAGTACAGCAATAACAGCAACGATTGCGGCCCCAATTAAAAAGATTGGGTTTAGTGCCATGACAGCATTAAAGGCGGCTTGGATTGCGGCGGCGGCTTTTGTTGTTGCGGCCCATGCTGTTGTTGCGGCATTGACAGCAATAATGGCAACAGCCAAACCGCCAATGACAGCGCCCAAAGTTACCACCAGGGTGGTGTTATTAGTTACGAAATCGGCAACAGATTTAAACGCTGGTAATAGTTTGTCGACTATCGGAAATACGGCGGCGCCAATAGATTCTTTGAATTCGCCCATTTGAATAGTGAACGATTTCATTTTACCTGAAGCCGTATTTGCTGAAGTCGAAGCGGCACCTTTAAAAGTTTGGCTTAATGCGGCGAAAACCTCGTCGGTGCTAGCGCCGTTTTCAATCAAGCCAGCCAGGGCTGGGTCTAATTTCTTTAGTGGCCCCAGTTGCCCGTTAAAAGCCTTTGACAGGGCGTCAGATACAGCGCCTAAGTCTTTGCCTGTACCGGCAGAAATGTCTAGTGCCAGGTTCATTAAATCTTGGGCTTTAGTTACATCGCCAGTACCTCTAATTAGTTTGTCAAAGGCTGGCCGTAGTTCATCATCAGCAACAGCGGCGGCTATTGAAGTTTTAGTAATGAACTTTTCAACACTAGCAATTTGGGCGTCAGTAGCGCCCGTAGTGTTTCTTAGGCTGGTAGCAAGTAATTGGGCGGCCTTGTCATCTTCCATGAACGCTTTAACGGCGTCTACAGCAACAATGCCTAAACCAGCAATAGCGGCGGCGGCAGGTACGGCCGCCTTCTTAATAGCAAACTGGGCTTTTTCGCCAGCTGTCTCTAACTTCTTAAATTCCCTAATGGCGCTGTCTATGCCCTTACTGTTGAAGTCTGACAGAATCGGTATTGAGATAGCCATTAAAACACCTTCAAATTCTTGTTTGCTTCAGCCATAACGCCTTCAACAACTTTTTGAACTTCAGTTGTTAAATCGGTTATTTTTGCCTCAAATACTGGCCAGATAACACGGCTGGCAGAACGGCCAAACTTGGCGCTAAACGCTGTCGCTAATGGGTTTACATTGGCACGGCCCGCAATGTCAAATATTGCGGCCGCTGGGTTCTTTTGCATGACCGAAAAGGCGGCGCCTTTCTTCTTATTGTTGACACGGACAGCAACACCACGGACAGCCTGAGAAGCAGACAACGGGAAAACTTGGCGGCCACCTGGCGACCAGTTGCGGGTAGTGCCACTAGGGAAACGGTTGTCATCGTAATTTGATTTCATGGCGTCGGTCATCGGTTTAGCGATTTCTTTCATATTTGCCACATACGCTTTTCGATAACCAGGCTCTACTTGGTTCAAATATTTAACCGCTTCTTTGACCCCATTAACTTGGATAGTCAAGTCGGTTGCCATGGTTATTTTCTGCTTTCGTTAATGACCTTTATGACTGTTGCTAAGTCGTTATTGTCAAAGTCTACTTGCTGTGGCCAGTACCCTGTCACTACTAAAACTTGCGCTAAAGCGTGTCGGTAGGTACTGGCACGGTAGGGCGGTCGGGTTCATCGCTAACTACTTCAAGAAGTACCAGCTTCTTAATGAAATCATCAAGGACTATCGGCACGGTGACATTTTGTTGTTGACAAGCCTGGTGGGCTAGATAAGCCAAATCTTCAATACCAATACCGTTAGCCATGTCGCTGGCTTTACGCTTGAATTTGCGTTCCCATGAAACGATTGTGAAAAGGTTGGTACTTACTTCGACTGGGCCTTCGCCCTGGTCAACTCTAAGTGTTAGTTGCATTGTCGGGCCTTTACTGTTGGGGTTGCTAAATCAGGAAACAACGGTGGTTAAAACGCCACCCTTAAAAGTAATACTGATGGTGCTTAATTCGCCCATAGTTGCGTTAATGACTGGTAAGGCTTCAAGGTAAGCACCTGTCAAGGTAAAACATGGTTCGGTGGCGCTAGGCGTCGTTAATCCAGCAACGGTGTTAGAAACCTTTACGGTGGTGGTAGTGCCAACCAATGCGGCCAAGGTTGCGTAAGTTTCGGTTGCGGCGTAACTCATGTACAAGTCCAAAGTAATTTCTTGGTTAAAAAGCCCACTAACAAACACCCGTGAGGTACCCCCGAAGGCGGTTGCCTCAAGCGCCTCTGCCATGTTGGTAACGGTGGCGGCTGTGCATTGGTCGGTTAACGAAACGCTGTTGACCTGAACGCCAGGATTGGAAAGGTATGTCGAAGTTGCCATGGGTTAATCCTTCTTTGTGTGTGTTTTAGTTTTAGCAGATTTTGGGGCTACTTTGTCGCTAACAATTTCGTCAGATTCAATAAACCCGTGGGCTAGTAACGCTTCAATGTTTGTACCGGCACCAGGCACAAATTCTGTACCTACTGTTCCGATTTTGTCGCTAATAATTTTGTATGTCATTTTTACCCCGCTTGTGCTTGTAGGTCTATAGATAAATCGTAGGCGGCAAAAGTCTGCCCACCGATTGGGATATAGCCAGGGCGCCCCGATTTCACGGCGACATTTTTAGCCAATATGTCCGCAGACATACTTAAAACATTGCGTAAGCCGTCTAAATTGGCTGGCCCTAGTGTTATTACTTTTACCGAAAAATTCATGGTGACAATGTTGTAGTTGAAACAGTCAAAACTTGGGGCGTCAATAAAGACACAAGGCGGGTTAATTTTTTCGGGGTCGAATACAACCCTTAGCCCTGTGATGGTTGCCAAGGTTGTAGCCAGGTCGTCTATGGCTTCATTGAACAGGTCGGTGTAAACAGTCATTAGGCAACCGCTGGCCGTGGGATACCGGCTAACTGTTTGATTAGTGGGGACAGGCCCGAAGCTGTGGCTACGCCCATGTCGCTAAAACTTGCGAATTGGTCTATGGCGCCCCGTTGTCTGTATAAAGCTCCCGCATACATTGTCACCGCTAAGGTGACATCGGTACCAGGTGAAGTTGTCAGGCTGTCGGTATAACCAGCTTCTTGCCTACGCCTAAAAATAAAATTGGAAGCACTAGAGGCACATTGAGTTAGGAAAGCCGTTTCGTCTACGCCTGCTAATGCAATACCTAGCCAGGTAGCAACAGCTGGGCCTAACACCCATGTACAAACTTCGGTATAGGTCAGGGTGCCTTGGGGGATTGCGGCGCTTCGGTTTAAGTTGTCGCCTTCATCATAGAAAAGGACTTGGTTTTCTATTGGGTAGTTGTAGTCGAATGTTAAATCACCACTACTTGTTACACCTGTGAATAGGTATTCGGGTAAGGCGTAAACATTGTGTGTACCGTTTAAACCGTGACCTAAGCCAGCCAGCGTAAACGGTAGACCCAAATCCAATTCAGGTTCAGTTAGCGTTTGTACTACAGCGTAATCGTCTAAACGCTGGTGAAAAATTACCTGGTATACAGCCATTGGCGGCTAACCGCCTTTCGACTAAGCCTGGGTGATTTTACGAATCATGCTTGAGTTAGCGGCGAAAGTAGCGGCGTAACCAAACATTGACATGGTACGGGAAACGGTGCTGGGGTTCTCAACCGATAGCAGGCCACGGTCAGCGCGGTAAATTTCATAAGCGTTAGCGTTGAAAATAACCATGGTCTTAGCGGCGAAGTTACGGTCAACAATGATGTTAAGACCTAGCGGGTTCATGCCGGAATAACTTACGGCTGAACCAGCGCCAAGGGTGTTCTGT